AGCAGCTGGATAAAGGCGCGACTGTTGCGGATCGGATGCATGAGGATTTTCATCAAGCCGAGCGCCAGTTGCGCCACCATGGGCGGTTGGAAAAGACCCAGCTGCAAAACGCCCGCCATGCCCTGCATGACGGCTTGAATGCTTTGCATGGCCATCGTCATCGACTGCTGTTCGTCCTGCTCGTCAGCGACGACGGTGCTGTCACTCTCGATATCGACGGTGCAAGTGCGCAAGAAATCGGAGCGTAGGATGGCCATCACTTCCGGGGTGACTTCCTCGCCGGTCATGGCCGAAAGCGTCGACGCGTCGAAATTCTTGGCGATCAATTCCGCCTTCATCCGCAACAGGTCGGTGACGAAATTGGCGGCCTGCTGTTTCTGATCCGACAGGCGCACCATGCCCATTGAGCCCTTGATGCGTTGGGCGGTCGCCGTTTCGCTGGCCTTGGTGGCGCCGCGCATGATGTCGGAAATGCCCATAATTTCATAAATCGCCTGCTTGATCTGTTCGCGGGCGACGTAAAGCTCTTTGAGGGCATTGACGAAATCGAGGATCGGCATAATCCAAAGGTGGTTGGAAAGACCACCATTGATCATGTCGACGCCATCCACCGGCAACATCTTCTGATCTTCGGCCGCCAGCAGCTGGGCGATTTCGTTGGAAGCGCTGTTATAGGCGCCCCGGACCTTGACCTGCCTGGTGAGGTTGGAAATGCGGCGGCTGGTTTCGTCGAGATCGGCAGCCAGGTCGGCGTAGAGATCATAAAACGGTTTGGGGATTTGCGTATCGGTCGTGGTTACCGCCAGCATCGGCCGTGGGATCGGATAGAAGCCTTCAAGCTGGTAGGTGTCGTCGTCGACCCTAACCGGCATGCCGCCGCATTCGCGGATAAACCAAATGATGCGCCGGTTTGGCCGATCCCAGATTTCCCAGACCATCATTTTCTTAATGACGTCGCCCAACTTGGTGGCCGACTTCATCGGCTGGCCACCGCCAACCAGGTTTTTCGCGGCACTCTCCTCTGTCCAAAGGCACAGTTCGCTTTCGAGCTTGCCAGCCGCAATCATGGCATCGAATTTCGGGCTTGATCCCTGGAATTCGGCTATCGCCTGTTTCGCGGTGAATAGGTGACGGAAAGCAATCCAGTCGGTGTCACCAGGGGCGCGCACCGGGTCGAGCAGAATGTCTTCCCAGTACACATACTCATCGTTGACTTGCTCCCATACCTTGACCTCCTCCATAGGCGGCCCGCCATTGTCACCGATGCCGCGCGCTTCGAGCGCGCCTTCATCACCGTCATCAGGCTCATTGGCGCCTTCGACATCTGGCGGCGGCAACGGTGTCACCCCGTCGCCAGCCATGACGGGGCGCTGTTCCATGGTCGGTATCCAACGCACGCGGACGACGCCACGGCCTGGCAACAGCACGTCTTTGATGGCAGCCTTCACGCTTTCGTGACTAATCTCGTCTTCGACGACAATCGTCAGCGCCTTTTCGATGACGGATGCCGCCGTCTCGATGGCCCGCTGCTTCGGGTGCTTCATCGGGGCCGGTGGCGGCATCATGGGCGGCATCATGGGAGGAACGGGAGGTGGTGGCGCCGGAAGGACAGCACCACCTCCCTGGCTGGGCGGCCCACTGGGTTGCAACGTTGGCGGCCCTGGCACCGGACCCGCTGCCGATGGAGGCGGCATGGGTCCAGATGGTGGCGGCGGTCCAAGCATGCCGGGAAGGGCAGGCGGACCACCAGCAAGCGGCGGTGCCCCTAAAGAACCGGGGGCGGTCGCCGGGAGGAAGGGATTTGCAGGCGAATTGAAACGGGCTTTTACCACCGGCTCCGGTGGCTGGGTATAGATCGCGGGCAGCATCGTTTCCGTATTGGCGAAAAGGATATTGAACGTGATCCGGCCGTCTCGCCCTTTCGAGCGGTTGGCGTTCATCGCGTTTTTGGCGGTCTGGTTGCCGCTGTCATTGCGGTAAATCTGCACGATCTCGCGACCGCGCTTGCGCCAGGTGGCTTCGGCCCGCTCCGCGTCATCAAGGCAATTCAGCCAGTATTTCGGATCGATGCCGAGATTGGGATCGTCGACCTTGCCCGCGTCGATCTGCTGATCAGCCTTGCCCGCTTCGGCCGGTGGAGTGGCTGCGACGTTCGGTGTGGTGATGCTGGGATCGTTGGCCATCGGTCACTCCAGTTCGTCGAGTTTGAAGGCGTTCGCGACCAGGTACGGGTTGCGGTCGCCATACGTCTCCTTGCGGGCGAGATATGGGCGGCTCATGCAGGCGTAACGAACCTCATCGACGGCATGGTCTTCGAGATCGGTGTCGAGGTCTTCGGGGTTGGATGTGTCGTGCACCATCATCGGCAGGGTCCGGGCGATGTCGCGGCAATGGTCGAAAAAGAAGATCATCGGGTTACCGTCGTCATCGCCCTTCAAGCGCTGGCGCAGCTGATCCCAGCCACCCATGCGCCGGTCGCGGGAGGTGCGGATATTGTCGGCGCGTCGGAACATGGCGCCATTGCGCATCATCGTTTCGCCGATGGAAGGGCCGGACACGACATTGAAGGCGGCCGGGTCGAGCACGCCATAGGCAACATATTCGCGCCTGGTGGTGGTCGGGTCGGTTTCCCGGTCGACGATGCCCTTGGCGACATCTTCGGCCGTCATCTTCAAGCCCTCATTGGCAAAGCCAGGTTTTGCGCCATACCACTCGCGATAACGGATAATAGCGCCGCGCGGGATGATGCGACCCTCATGCTCGAAGGTGTCCTGGCAAACCGTCCACCAGCCGACCGAAAACGGCCGAGCCGATCCCCAGTCCATCGAGCGGAATTTGATCCATGCGTTCGGCACCGGAAACGGCGGGATGACGTGCCGATCCCGCGAAAATTCAGGGAAGAATGCGCCCTCGACGACATCCCAGTCACCGTTCAACCAGGCTTTGACCAATTGCGGACTACCGACACCTTTCAGGCGGTTGATGTAGCCGGGATCGTTGGCCAGCAGCGCCGGATTGTCTTGCACCCGCGACGGGATGAAAACGCGGGAAATGCCGCTTTCCGGGTCGCGAACGATGATGTTCGGGCCATTGTCGATAAACATCGATTTCACGGCAAAATGGCTTGGGCCGCCAGGGTTGCAGGTGGCTTTCATCTGGCAGCGGACACCAGCCGGGGAGCGCAGCGTTGCGAGCAGGCGCAACATCGGTTCAAGCGATAGAAACTGGGTGATCTCTTCGAGGTAGACCCGTGTCAGTGACCAGCCCTGATAACCTTGCGCGTCTCTCTCGTTTTCGAGGTAGGCCATATACAGGCGGGCGCCGGTCACAAACTGGAAATAGGCGTCACCCGAAATCCATTTGGCGGCATTGCCGTAAAGCGCGCTGGCGATGGCGATGGTGTCTTTCAGATCGGCCCGCGCCTTGCGCAGCATCAGCCCGCGCGCATGTACGCCATAGGCTTCGGCATGCAGCCACCAGTCGCCCAAAGAGCCGAACGTCTTGCCGCCGCCGCGCGCACCGCCAAAAACGGTGATATCGGCCGGACTGGTGATGTAAGGCACCTGAGCAGGCTGGGGAATGAATTTATGTTCAACACGGGCGGCCATGCCCAAAAGTGATCGGTGATGCGCACCAAAGGGGTCAACGGGCCGGGGTCGGCGTTGTGGGGGCGCATTAATCCCCGGCCCGCGTGATGAGCTATGCGTACATGCGGCATAGCTCACCCACTTAGCTATGATGGCAGGTCATAGCCAAGTTTCGAGAATGACGGGATCGTCGCCCGGCATCGGCATCAGTTTTACAAGACCCATTTCCACCATCTGGTCTTGGATTTTTCCAAGGTCGGGACAAACCATGATGGATGCGGTTGGCACGTTGTTGATGAAACAGCGGGCTACAAAATTGTTGGGAAAGTCCGATGGGTGATCGTAGACCACCCATATCTGCAGCCCTTCATCAACCCGCGCTGTCATTGGCTTGGCCCATCGGCAATCGGTAAACGCCATCCTCGAAAATAACGAGCCCCAGGTTTTTCAGCGCATAGAGGTGATTCCAGACAATCTTTTTCTCAAGATGCAAGCTTTCCGCGACATCGGCACTCTGCACAGTCTCTTTCCGACCGATGAAATCAAGGATGGCCTGTCGTATCGCCTTGATCGCCTTTTTATCGACCCTCATGCCCTCGCGCGATTTTGGGCCGCCGATCTTGCGGATGGTGATCTGCCCGGATGTCTTTTTGTCCGGTGTGATGTCGAGGGTGACGGGGCCGCCGCCATCGTTGCCGCGCAATTGGGCAATGACTTCGGCCGCGTTCCGAAGCTTCTGGATTTCGCCTAGAAGCGCGTCAACGGTCTGCTGGTGAGCCGCGATCTTGAATTCGATCTGGTCGAGATAGGTCGATTTTGTCATGAGCGGACCACCACCTCGTAGCCCAGCGCCTTCAACATTTGAAAGACGGTTTCAGCGCGGGGATGCTGGGTGATGCCCTTGGCCATGTTCGAAACGGTGCCGTGGGCCATGCCGATCTCACTGGCAAACCGGCCGTACTTCTTTTTTGAGAAATTGATTTCCCGTGCCACGAACGCACACAGATCGTGGATGTTCTCGAAAGTCATTTCGGTTCGACCGTCGACGATATTGTGAATTGGCCGGTTCTTCCGCGTCATGCGCGGGATCGATCCCAAGACGTCCGCCTCGATTATTGCCGTCATGCTCTAGCTCCTCTCTGGCTGTTGAGCGTTGATGGAAACCACCGGTCGAGCACACGATTGCTCCATTCCCCGACCGTTCTAAACAACTCGTTGATAGCTGCTTGCCCCTCCTTTTCCGCTTCCTCGTGCAAGAGCGGAATGCCGCTTTGCACACTCTCTAGAACCTCGTCACGGGTGGCATGCCTGCCCTCGCGCCAAGCTGTGACATTGGTCGGGTCACCGACCGTAATCAGCCAGCCGTCGCCCGTTCGGAACGGCTTGTATGTCAGCGTTTCCCAAATGATCGACACGCCCGGATTGCGTTCGATCATGGTGCCGTCGACGTGATGCTCACCGACATCGGAAAGGTCGCGGCGTTTGGCCATCGGCTTGGTGAGAAATGGGCAGTTCTTCACCGCGAATTCGGCGCATAGCCGGTGGCACGGCGGTTCCATCGTGGTCCGGGTGACCGAGCACATGGGGCCGAGCACAAACCACTTGCGTTTGCCCATGAAACCACCACAAAGCCAGCAGCGATGCTTGTTGTGGCACTCTTCACGCCAGCCGGTCTTGATGATCCTGAAATCCTCTTTGCCGTCCTTATCGAAATAGACGAAAGAGGGGATCGGATAGCCGCGATAGTCGCGGGGGAGTGCGGCCATTTCCCTGGGGAGGTCGAAAAGCTCTCTCATGGCTAATCCTCAAACAGATCGGGATAGCGAGCGGTGATCATCCGGCCCATCGTCGCGAATAGCCGCGCCGTCGTCGGTACGACAAAGCTCTTGCCATCGACGGTGATGCGGATCAGCACCGAAGGCTTGCCACTCGAAAGCCCGTGGGGCGACACGGCCAATTCAATCTTGGCGTCGGGATGCAATTCCTCGCCCTTAAACCACAGTTCGTCGGGCTTCAAAAAATCGATGCTCATCGGGATCATTTTTTCCCTCCCTTCAACAGCGCCTCGA